GATGTCTCTGGTTTCATACCCATAGAGACCATCTTCTTAACGACAGGTACGGTGTCTTTAATCAGACCAGACTGACTCTTATCTTGGTTCTCGAAGTGTGCATGAGACCACCCACCAACTTGCATGGCAGTAGAACCAGTCAAACCGAAGCGCAAATCATCGGTGTTACCAAATTCTAAATCAGAAAACTCACTTGGAAGTGCAGAACCATCACCATCATAATTTCCTCTACCACCAAAGAGATTGTTAATATTATTCCAGAGACCACTTATCATTCCAAGAGGTCCACCTGTTGTCGAAGGTTCTCTCTTCAAATCCTCTTGCTCTGCAACATTCAGACCCATGCCACCCAACATTGCATCCTCTTCATTAGTATCACCTACGTTGTTAATTGCATTAGCAATAGGTTCCATCGAACCTCCAATGTTTGGACGAGCTAATGATTTTGGTACATCAAATTCTTCTGTCAATTTAGAAGCAACTTGAGTGAACATAGGAGCAACTGACTGTGCCATTGGTCCCACCTCTCCCAAAAAGTTTTTGGATGCTGCAACTAATGCACCACCAATCGGAGACAATAGTTTGCTAGTATAATCATCAGGAATAATTGCTTCAGTTCCATGAAGCACAGCAGGTCCCGCTTTAGTAAGACCACCAACTTCTTTCTGCTGAACACCATCCACCATCTTCTGATCTTCAGCGGTGAATTCTCTGCCAGCAATAGCATTGAAAATATCATACATCAATAGTCCAGTATCAGCAGCAATAGATACTGCTTCAGCAACCGCTGGAACAACAGCACCAACACCACTAACTGCAGCAGGAGCAGTCACTGCAGTAACTACACCAGCAGTACCACCAGCAGCAGCAAGCCATGCTCCTACAGCGTCACCCCTGTTTGCTCTATCAACAGCATCAGCAGCACTGACAGCAGATCCAGCAACAGGAACCATCCTTCCACCAAACTTTGTCGTTGCTATTGCTATTCTTTTAGCAACAGGAGAATTTTTTACAAAAGCAAGTCCTCTTTTACCATATCGTATAGCATCATCACCAAATCTCTGACCGAATCTCATCACGCCACTAGCAGCCCTCTGGACACCTTTGATAGCATCATCACCAAATTTTGTTAGGTTAGTTTTCCCCTTGTTAAGGAGATTGCCTGCTCTCTCCTTATTTCTGGATATGAATCCACCAACACGCTCTTTATTTCTAGCTACAACACCACCAAGGTTTTCCTTCTGCTTGTTTAAAAAGTTGCCAGCTCTATCCTTCTGACTGTTTAAGAAGTTACCTGCTCTAGCCTTCTGTCTATTTAAAAAGTTACCTGCTCTACGTTTTAGATTGCTTGGCGCAAACTTCATCCTCAAGAGACGAAGACGTGACCTCAACCATTTAGGTGCAAACCTTTTCCACAAGAATTTAGCAAACCTCTTTAGGTAGTTGCTTAATCCACCGCCGCGACCACCTCCTCCACCTTTGGGAGGACCATCGTCATCCTTGGTGCCAAAGGTGTCAGCTACATCTTCCTGCCCCGCCGCCATTGCTTTGTCAACAGCAGTCTGGCGTTCATCTATTTCTGCTTTCTTTGCTGCTGTCTGTGCTTCAAATGCACCAAGAATAGCATCAAACTTATCGTTCAGTCCAGAATGTGTCGTCTCAATACTATTCAGATTGCTGATGGTTGTTGCCATCGCATCAGAAATCATCAGGTTCTGTTTCTTCAGTTCATTATCAATACTATCAAGTTGTCCTTGAATTTTCTGAAGATTTTGAACAACTGTTTTTAAAATCCTGTTGTTAGTGACATTACCAGTCGCTTCTCTCTTTTTCTTCTCTGGTTTTTGATAGTCACTACCCAGAGACTTGTTCACTGCCTCTAGCATGCCAGGTGGCAGTAGATCTACAATGTCAGATAGATCTGGTTGCTCCTGGTCTCTTTGCTGAACAACTTCTTGTACTGCTTGCTCAACTACCTCTACTGCAGGTTCTAGGTTCTCTTTTACCTCCTCTTCTGCATCCTTTACTATCTCCTCCGCCTCATCGTCTATCTTTTCTTCTACTTCATCTGCCTTTTCTTGCTTCTCTTCTACTTTAGGCAGTTTCTTCTCTTGAATTTCAGCAACTCTTGCTTTAGTTGCTTCCTCTTCAATTTTTCTGTCAACTTGTTCCCTAAATGGTTGCTCTAAATACTGATCAACCAACCAGGTTTGGAATTCTTTTAGCGCCTCATAATAATCTGTAAACCCAAGACCACTCTCATTAAATTGTGGATACCCTCGGGTATCTTTCTGCATGTTTGCAATGACAGTATCAGCGTCAGCATCAGACAGTTTAACTGTTGATGTATAACTACCGCCACCAGGTTTTGTCTTACCTGTGAGTTTCCAGTGTAATTCCTTCCAAGTGTTACTAGTGTGTGCTGTTCCACCAGGACGACCCTTCCCATACCACGGTTGGTCGGGGTCCATTACATGAAATGGTGGATCGATGTTAAAATTCACTAGTAACTACTCCGAGATGCCTCTTGTTTTTTCTTTTCCTCGTTGATGTGATTAATCAATAGGGATGTGTATACTTCACGCTCCCAAGGCATCATGTTTTCGATCTCTGTCAAGCTATATTTATGGTACTGCATGAAAGCAAAGTTAGTCTTGTAATAGCCCTCCAAACTATTATGGAAGACCGCTATCCGAAAAAACTTTGTAATCCCTCAATCGTATACTCACATTCGTTACCTGTATTGGGATTAGTAACAGTAAATGTATGAGTAAGACGAGGCATTGACTCATAAAACTCTTGGATAGATTCAAACTGTTTGGTAGTCAGTGACTCAACGAACTCACGAAACTCTTTCTTGGTTGTCGTAGAAGAATCATACACCTCCTCACCATCAAACAGTTGATCGACATGATCAGCAATAAAGTTAAAGATCTCGTCAGTTTCAATACCTTTCTCTAAAAACTGCGACTGAATAAACCTATCCATACTAGGATAGTTCATGATAATACCAGTGGTATCCGTCAACATAATTTTGTTAGTGTGTCCCTCTGGTCTGAACACCTCAACATCATCGATGTTAATGTTTGCAGTTACAGGTGTGGTATTGTCATCATTACACGTAACTTTCATCTCAATCATCTCACCGACAGCAGCGGCACGGATCTTGAGAAATAGATACTCCAGATCAAAAGAAGGTAGTTGATCTACCTTAATCCTACTGATCACACATGCTTTAAGAACATTCTTGACAGCATTGATGATCTGTTTTTCATCTTCAGACTCTAATGCTACTAGTAATACTTTCTCTTCCTTTACTAGAAATGGTCTGTATTTAATAGTCTTTCCACTAGAAGGTAACTTCAGTTCATACTGTGGTACACCAAGTTTTGGTAATGCCATGAATATTTGAGTTCAAATCGTATATTTATTTAGCGCGACTTTTTGAGTCAATTTTTGGTGGGGAATTTTTTTCGGAATTCAGGTAACCGAAAGGTCAATTTCAGTTCAACCCTAATGCATCACGAGCATCTTGTGCTGCCTGATCAATTGCTTTCCTGACACCAGAGTCAGAGCCACCAATGTATCCCTTCAGGTTGTTGTGTACAATAGTATGCTTGGCATAGTAGAAGTTGACAGTCACCTTTGTGATCTGCGAGGTGCCATAGGATAGAGGAACAGAATCAATAGAGTATGGATAGCAGTCCTCTAGAATATACATCATCGATGCTCTTTCATTCGGAGCACTAGGACCCTTTTCAGTCTTGGTAATCTTCAGTTGTGCCATGTATTTGGATGGGAATTGCATCCTCACTTCACGTTCTCTTGCCAATGGGGATTCTTTCTTGAGATCTTTTAGTCTGACACCTTTCTTCTCTACAATTACTTCCTTGCCAGAACCATTAAAGATATAGTTGGTCCAAGCATTAAAAAATTTGAGTGGAGTCATGTTAGCATCACACATCCATGTCAGTGACAAGTCACTAAAAAATCTAGCGTATGGATAGTGAACTTGATTCTCTCCCAAGTATCTGCCCTGCAACTGTCCAGTTGCTGCCTGTAAGTTTGGCAGTTGTGCCTCTTCACACATGATGTGCAGAATTCCCTCATCTTTTTCATACTCTGGGAAGACAACAGCAAGTGCTGATTTCAAATCCGATGCTGACTCGGGGAAGGCAAAGTCTACATCATAACCATTAGTCATAGACATGCCGCCGTAAGCAGACATCTCTACCAAAAAATTATGCAAGGATTTAGTCATCTAAATAGATACGGAAGGTGTGCGGAAACATTATGCCTTACTCTGGAAAATATAAACCAGCCTACCCACGAAAGTACAAGGGCAATCCCACTAACATTATTTATCGCAGTTTGTGGGAGCGTAAGTTCATGGACTTCTGTGATCATAATGGAAACATCATTGAGTGGGGTAGCGAGGAAGTAATTATTCCTTATCGTTGTCCTACTGATGGCAGAGTACACAGATACTATCCAGACTTTTATATCAAAGTCAGGGGTCGTGGTAATATAATTGCAAAGTATCTGGTCGAAGTGAAACCAAAGAAACAAACACAAAAACCGAATGAGAAACCAAAACGAAAGACAGCTGCTTGGAAGAGAGAAGTTCTAACTTACCTAAAGAATCGCGCCAAATGGGAAGCGGCGGAGGACTTCTGTGAGGACAGGCAGATGAAATTTATTATCCTCACCGAAGATCACCTAGGGATAAAACAAAATGGTAAGAAAAAAGGCTAAAGGATTCGGAACCAATAACTATACTACTATCTTTGAGAAAGTTAGTGATGCTACAGGTGGAGACAAGAAGTCTCTTGGTTGGTACAAGGGTAAAGTAAAACAACTAGCCGCAACATACGAGGCAACACCAACCAAACTAATACGACAAGAGAAAAGAGATGAGCGTGACCAGGTGCAGGATGAAAATCTACTGCGCTTGAAAGTAAGAGAGGGTCACCTATACTTCTTTGAATACAAAGCAAAGTCAAAGTGGTTGCCATACTATGATAAGTTTCCACTCGTCTATGTTATCAAGCAAGACCAGGAGGGATTCTATGGTGCCAACCTTCACTACATCAAACCAAAGAGAAGAGTAAAGATCGTACAGAAACTAGAGAAAGGTTTGATTGACATGCCCATCACATTGGTGCATAAATATCTTTATAATCACTGCGAAAGTAAGTTCCTAGATCTTGCCATAGATGAGTGGGAGACTTCTATCTTCCTACCTGTCGAAGACTTTATCATGACTAGAGGTACAGGCAAACTACCATACGATAGAGAACTTGTGTGGGAAGAGACTGAATCCAAGTACAATGATCGTATCAAAGCACAACGAATCATCAAAGGTTATGGTAAACAATCAGACAAGGAGATGGTGACGTAATGCCAAACTTCCGAGAGAATGCCGAGGAGCAGGCAGCACTGAATAAGAAACACGCAAAGACAAAACAAGGGAAACTTGAACAAGCTGCAGAAGACGCAAGGCAAGCAGGACTAGGAAAGGTAACTACTATAGGACCAGGAACCGCTGGTCCCTCAATTACTACATCCAGTCCTAATATACTGCAGTATCCATCCTATTCTCCGATGACAAAGGAGACTGATTATGTTTCATTCTCTTTCTTTGATTACACACCAGCGTTCAAAGGAGTGTCGAACAATAAAGGTGACTCCACATCCGAAGCGGCATCTCTAGGTGCTAGATACAAACAGTATTCTGGATCTATCACAGACATGACCAAGGCGAAAGGATACTCACCAATCGTCATGTACATGCCACAAGATATTCAAGGACAGTATGGTGCCAACTGGGGTGGCGCTGGGTTCGGAGCGTTCTTCTCAACCATCGCGGGTGCAATGACAAATGTTGGTTCAGATGGAGATTTTGGTAAGTCTCTCCAGAGTTTTGGAGAAGACTTCAAAGGATTCACAAAGATAGCAGGGTACAAGGCTGCTGTTGCAGCAATGAACAAAGGACTGGGAACTAACGTTAGTGTAACCCAATTGATGCAAGGTGTTAGTGGCACAATCATAAACCCTAACATTGAACTGATGTATGAAGCTCCAGAAATGAGAGGGTTTCAATTAAGATTCAAGATGATGGCACGATCAGAAGATGAAGGTAATACTATTCGCTCCATCTACAATACATTTAAGAGAGCAATGCTTCCTACTTTTGGTGGTAGTGTTGGCAAATCTTCAGATGGAAAAGGCGGTGGACTGATAGGAGATCTAGGAAAAGCTGGGTCACTAATGACTGTACCTAAAATTGTACAGGTTCAGTTCATGACTGGAGCTAACATGAATACATATGTGCCGCAGTATAAACCATGTGCTATCACGCAGGTT